TACGATCAACAAGTTATACCACCCATGGTGGAGGTTTCCCCCCTACTCTCTAGCAAAACCAGAGAGTTTGTAGTTCAGTGTGTAGATGTTATTTACACGGTTTTGGGTCTGTATGGTTTTGACAATACAGGTGTAGCTAGGAAAGGTACGCTAGACCAACATATTAAATGTATTGCACATCTCAAGGAGGACTGGGTAAAATTCTACAAATATAAGACAGCCGCATTCTATGCTCATTGCGAAGCACAGATGTTGCCAGATCGTATATTACCAGCCGAGATGGATAAACCAAACATTCTGTTTGGAGGAAAGGCAATGAAATGGTTTGAAGTGCAAATGCGCCGCGATCCAGAAAGAGCTAAAGATATTGCTTACTGTTTGCTTATCGCTAAGAGAGGAATGCCAAGACCTGATGATAATTTTCTCAGGGCGGCAGAGCGAAAAGCATTCTTAAAATTAACAACAAAGTTACCAAGACCTACCAATCCTGCACTAATTGCCAAAGGGGTCAATTGGGCAGATGCAGACGCAGATGCAGACGAAGAGTCCGACATCTGGTTTGATGATAAGGTCATGGAGACTGAGTTAAGAAGAACAGTAAGAGAGCTCTTTACAATACCTATGGACGAGAACGAATGGTATGAACCATTCCTTCCATCTACTTCAGCAAATTATAATAATACTGTCACAGAGGCTGGCACAGTTGGTACAATAATGGACCACCCGGAGCTTATGACAGGGCTGAAGACAGAGGAAGAATTGGTATTTCTCGTCACAGAAGGTACTGGAAAGCGAGTAATTTTAGCACTTGACGACAGTGGACTCTATGAAAGAAACAGAGTCTTGTATGATAGAATATTTACAGCTGCTCAACAGGAATCACCGGTGGCGGTTCCACTTGCATTGGCCGAAGCTTTAAAGGCTCGAGTCATAAGCAAGGGACCACCATTGAAATATTATTCGATGAAACCACTACAAAAATATATGTGGAATATCCTGTTTTATAATAAAAGCAACGTATTTAATCTGATTGGAAAGGAAATCAGTGAAGAGTATCTGTGCCCACAAATTGGTAATCTCAAAGGAGAAGAAAAATTTCTCTCAGTTGACTATGCTGATGCCACAAATGAAATCCGCTCATTAGTAAGCGAGATAATCATGGATGAAATCAGTATAATTAACAATTTTAGTGAAGCACGGAAAAGGATGGCATTAGAATGCCTTACTCGACACATCATACAAGACCCTTTAACTGGTCATATGGCAGAACAAGTAAACGGGCAGCTTATGGGTAGTATTTTAAGTTTCCCCATCCTCTGTATAGCTAATGCAAGCATATTGCGAAAGACAAGAGAGATCGATTTAGGTCGACCTCTGTCTCTTGCTTATGCAAACATAGCTGTAAACGGAGATGATGGATTACTTAGAGCTACCGAGAAGGGAAGAAAAGTATGGTCCAAGATAGCAAGCTATCATGGTCTATCACCTTCTGTAGGTAAAGTTTACTTTAGTAAAGAATTCTGTAATATGAACTCAGCAAGATTCCGCGTCGTCAGTGAACACTGCAAAAGAATCCAACCGCTATTGTACAAGAATGGAAAGGTACAACCATATAAACCTACCACCCTCTTCTTAGAGAAGAGAAAGGTGATAAACTTAGGAGTAATATATGGAATGCAGAGGTCTACAGGAGGTAAGATCGTCT